CCGGCAGTTGAATCTGTAACAGTCCATGACTTATGTGCAGTATGTATTTTTTTTAGTACTTTAGTTTTGACCGACTTGTATGTAAACATTTATACATCTCCTAATGGTCAAGCTTCACACGTATAGTAGTTTCCCTTTCGAAATTTTTCAATAACGGTTTACTTAATTTAGCAATAGCAAGTAATTCGTTTGAATCATTATACATTCCTACAGTTGTAATAAACGTTTGCGGATTTTGTATAAATGTGCTGTGTAATAGCTGTCCATTTATTTCACCATTTGATCCTGTTCGCTGGTAAGTATGATTCATTGAATAATTATAATGTTGATTTTTAGCTCGTATGAAGTAGTGAGTAGATGATACATCTTCTTCTGCTCTAAGAGCAAAATATTTACCTCTCTTAATAGACCAAAATAATTCATCATTAAATCCATCATCAGTATTTGCAGCTGCTAAAAATGAATGATCAAAGCTAGCTGGCAGACCAGTTGCTGGACCATTTTCTTTTAATGAGAACCCAGGTGAACCTTGAGGGCCAGCATTTACTGAACCTGTCATATAGTTACCACCGAGTGCAAGAATACCTAAATCAGGATAAAATTTACCCCAGTAATGTGTATTACTTGAACCATCAGCAAATATACCACTTGCTTCAGAACCACTAACAATATTATAAACTAAATGTCCATTCTCAACATTACCATCAGATACAGTACTGTCATCTCTTAATTTTAAAGTACCTGAAGCGTATGTATGATATGATGAAGAAAGTTCTAAATACCAGCTTCCTGGATTTACACCTTGTTTATATCTTGCACGATTCATTGATATAAAAAACATATTTTCGTGTGATACTCCATCAGCAGTTGTAAATTGAGCAGTATCAGTTGGATTATCAAGCAATAAATTTCTAAATTGAGAGTAAATAGCTTTAGTAGGTGAGTTACCCACAGACGCTCCTGTTTGTCTAGCTGAACCAGATCCTTTTGCATTACCAGCAGCTACCGAAAATTGTACTTCAGCTGCTGAGTTGGCAGCAGGATCAGCATTATATACTTCATAATGATAAGGGCCTGCGTTTGATGCTGTTTGGGTAGATGATGAGAAAAATGCTACTAAGCTACCACTGTTGCCTGAAAATGCTGTTGATGTAACACCTTGAACTACATTGCCTAATATTATATCCTCTGCATCTAGAATTGTATATGCCATTTTTTATTCTCCTAATCTAATGATGGATCTTTTGCTACTGTAATAGGTACAGTTACTGTTCCTCCTGTATCTATACCTGTTATTGTTAGTGTTGTTGTTTGTGTTTGTGTTAATGCAATTGCAGTTAATGTAACTGACATAGCATTTGCTGTACCTGCAAGTTGATCACCTGTTTGCATTGTCTGATACCCAGTAGCACTAGCACCTGTACCTGAACCAGCCTGATCGACTGACATTTGTACAATATCAGAATTACCAAGAATAAATGTATATCCTGTTGAGTTAGCTCCAGTAATATTTAATGTTTGTGGAGAAAGTACAACTGTCTGACCAGGAGTAGTTAAGCTAATTGATGATTGAGCTATAGTTACTACTGGTAGTATTTGTGTATTTTTTGGTAAAGTTACTAATTTGTTTGTAAGTGCTTGCGTATCATTTGTAAATGCTTCAAGTAATGGTAATCTTTCTATTGCTTCACCATAAAAAGCAGTTCCAAGCGTATGTGATGTATCATACATTGCATAATTAATTTCATCATCACCTAATGCAAATTTTGTTATGTTTAAGTTTCCTTCTGCTAACCGCTGTCTTCCAAGCTTTGTTAACACTGCATCAACTGTTACAGATGAATTATCTAAATATCCCATGTTTATTCTCCTATTGTATATATTATAAATATACAGTTATTTTATTTTAACACCAAAATTTTATGTTTTTCATTAATTCACTTTTAAGTTAGTCGCTGGTGATGTTATGTTACCTGTACCACTCGTTGTAGAACTTCCGTATCCGCCACCTTTACTACCTATAGTAGGTGCAACATTAACATTAATAATATTCGGATTTACTAAATCATAAGCTGCTACAGGACCGCCATCAATAGTATCTGTACTACTAACATTCCAATCTCCTGATTGCATCCTTGTTCCATTTATTAATAATCTTCTCAATGCATTACTTGATTCATAGTTTGGTGTAACATCTACAAACGCTCCTGGAAGTGCTTCTACCTTTAAACTTGATATTTGAGTAGTACCATCATCATCAGAAGCATTCAAAATAAAACTAGGTGCAAAGTGAGTAAAGCTTGCACTTGCAAACGTACCTGCTGCTGGTGTCGTGTAATTACTAATTATAGCGAAACCAGAATCATTAGAACCATTATCTGACGTCCTTAAGTTAGTAATATTGGATGCATAACCTGAAGCAGTATAAGGTACACTAAGTCCAGGACCGGTTGCTAAATTTTTAGCTGATGCAACAAAATTAACCGCTGTTGTACCAGGTTCACCAGTTTCAGCAATTATTTGTTTTAAAGAGCCTGTTAACTGCCCAGCATCAGTAAATAAAGCAAATCCAGCTGAAACACTATTATCATTATTAGTATCAGCTGATGTAATTACTTTTACTGTCATCCTGTATAAAGTATTTGGTTGGTAAGGTAGTGGGTTATTCCATTGAAAATGAGCTTCATCATTACCTGAGTTATTTCCAACTTGGAGAGCTCCTCCAACAATAGAAATATCACCTACAGCTGTATCATCCATAATTCTCCAAGTATCAGTACGCACATTTGTAGGATAATCAAAATGAGTAGGAGTACCAGATATAGATGCTGTAAATGTTCCAAAAGTTTCTTCATAAACAGTTATCCACCCTGAACCTGTTTGATTAGTACTTGGGTCATGAGGTTTATTAAACTTATTAAATGTTGGTATCTGTAAATTTGCTCCTTGAATTTGTTTATTAATAAATGATGACTGTGATACTGTTATTTGAGTTGCTGATTCAGTTGCCTCACCAAATACATTATTTATATAATTACTACCTTCATATAAATTAAAATAATCATTTGAACCGCTTCGTTGTCTTGATGGTGGAGCTCCTATACCTATTAAAGCACTTAAAGTTCCAAGTTCAGAATTAAAATATGTTTGTGAGCTAGGTAAAGAACCGTTTATTGCACTACTTGTAGCAACAGCTATACTACCCGTGTAAAATACTATTTCACGTGAAGCAGATACTGGAACAGCTATTTTATGTCTTTCAAGTATGTTAGGACGGATATCTACTCCGACAACTGCATCTGCTCTTGCAGGTATCATATCTTCTATCTGCTTAAATAATCCTTTATTAAATGAACGTAAATATTTTATAAACGCTGCAACATTTGTACCACCAGTATATTTTTTAAAATATAAATTATTAGTATGACGTAGTGAAGTGTATTCTAATTTATATGTATCACGTGGATCACCAATATAATCATCTAAATCGAATGCACCGAATTGCATAGCTATATCTGTATCAATTTGATCGGCAGGTGATAATACTACATCTACATCTTCTGAATCTAAAGGATTAGAATCAAATGATGATTGTTCATATGATTTATCTCTTGCAAGTTGATTGTTACGTAATGTATTATCTTCTATTCTAATTTTATTTGCATGTCTAGAAGGACCTGCAGTATGTGGGACCTTAACAAAATATGTTTCTGATTTAACTGCATAAGGATCACCAGTAAACCCGTTAAATAAACCACCCTCACCATCTGATGCACTAGTATGCTTTAAATTATTTGTGTTAGGTAAAGAGCTTGTTACAGTTGCATTTGAAGATGTAATATCAGGAGTTCTATTATCTGTACCTAATGGTAATCTAATAAGTAAATCATTGTATGCCATTTCGACACTTGTACCTACAACTGATATTGGTGATAATGTATGAGTATGGAATGTATCATCATCTAGATATTCTGCCCAGCCTCGTATTTCTTGCATTGAACCTGAATAAGATTCAACTACCCCAGATGATCCCGTTTTAGGTTGTGGTCCTTGATTACCCCATATAATAGTATCAGGATTACTCCATACCATTGAATAGGAAGAACTGTTACCAACTACAGTAGCGGATGATGAGTGTGTTATGCGACCTTCAGACCACTCAGCAGCTTTTGAACACCTAATTGTAAAACTCTGTGATTCAGGTGCAGATGGATCTCTAGTTGGAAATTTAGCAATTGCTGTATTACCGTATGGGTACTCTTCAACTCCAAATGATACATTCCACCAATCATTATCAAATATAGGTAAATATTCAGTTGATGCAGATATTGCTGCTTGCCCTTCTGATGCTGAAATCTCAAATACTAATCTCCCATACTGAGCATATGCAGATGCAGACCCTGCACTGATAGCATCTGTCGAATCCCACCCTGCAGCTGAATGAGAGTGCTCTAAGATTACTTGCCATTTAGGACCATATGATACATCATTTAGTACACCTGCTGATTCAGATGAGCGAGCAATATACATATCTTGTTGTTTGCTAGTATCAATACGTACTTCATACATTGATGGCGTTCTAAGATCTGAACCTTGAGTAGTTAATGAGTTTATAGTTCCTGTTGAGCTTGATGCATGAATTATAGAACCAGAAAAATGTCCGTGCACTGTCTCAACATAGCTACTACCACTAAAATCAACTCCATATGCAAATTTTTGTATACTGCGTTTATCTTCTGTGCGAGTTACAGGTGCACCTCCATACTCATTAATATTTAATATTGTTAATGGTACACCATAAGAGTTTAATAATGCTTTTATACCCCTAGCAGTACCTTTTGTTTTCATTAAAAGAGGTAAATTATTTAATATACGTTTCCATGTTTGCTTTTCTATATCTTCAGAGGAATGAGATTCTTTAACAACAAAGGTTAAAGTATCACCTGATCCGGAAGCTTGATATGTACCTTGATCATCAGTACCTAGAGCGTAATCCCATAGATCAGCTGAACTAAAGCCTGGATGCAAATCCCATCCAAATGATTTAGCAACATCAAATAATAGATCTTTTGATACCCCTACATTGACTGATTCATCTCTACCATACGATTCTTCTAATCGTTTGATATGTAAATATAATTCATCAAAATGTTCACCTATCATATCGAAGAATAATTGATAACTATCATTAGAACTTTCTACTCTTATATGCGTAGGTATTATATTACGTAATGATGCTGGGTTTGTTTGATCATATAAAGATGCAGAAACTATTTGACTATTATACCAAGTAGTTGCTTCAGATGAACTTACAGATAATAGAGTATACCCTGCACCAGTTTTAGTACTCGTTGATTTTGGCCATGATGCTGGCAGTATAGTTACTTCACCTTCTGATTCATAAACAGTTTCAGTAGAGTGAGAGGTATAGTAGAGATAATTTTCATATGGATTAAAACTACTTAATACACTATTATGTAATTTATCGAAATTAGATTTATTTTGTATAGCTGTACTAGAACCAGTAACCGAACCATCACTACCTGCAAATCCTAAACCTAACCCATATGATTTAGATGCATAATGCTCCAAGCGTGTTAACTTATACTTAAAGTTTTTTAATCTTTCTTCTGCAGAACTAAAGTGTACAAAATTATTAAATTTTCTAAAATCTACATTAGTTGTAATTAATCCAGAGCCACTTATTATATTATTTTCTAACCTTGCTTTTATACTATCAGTTGAGCCTAATATAGTATCTGAACTTTTTATTGTTGTAGATCTACCTTGTAGTTTAGAGTTATCTTTACCTATTCTTAAATTAGGGCCCCTGAGTTGTTCATATATTATATCTATCTCGTAAGGTATATCTATAGTTACAGGAATTTCAAACGGTATAAATAATGGTCTCATTAACTGTACTACTTGACCTACTGCAAGAGTAGAAGGTGCAGGTACTGCTAATTTAAATATAATAGAATTAAAAGGTTCTTGTATTTGTTGATTTAAAGGGTTACGTTTGTCTGCACCAGGTGTTGGAGTAAACATATTCTCCATCCAATTGGTACCTATTAAATCAAGAAACCCACCTCCACCAGGTCTGTTTACACGTAAATGTAGAGGCCAGATTCTATCTTGTGCTTCAATACGACCACCATTAGGAGTGTTTAAATAGTAACCGGCAAAATTATCTGACGCTAATCCAACATCAAGTAAAGTTTGAATGTCAGGTGGTGTAGAGCCTGGAAGGCTAGATGGAGCTCCTGGAGTAGTTGAGAAAGCAGGTCTTATAACATGGATACCTTGGTAACGCTTAGGGTTATCAGAACCGTGATTTAATCCTCTATTCTTTCTATGTTTATCGTATGTATATACTGATTCAAACTTATGACTTGTTTCAACTTTACAAGTTCCATCTATAGAAAAATAAATTTGTGGTACACCAGTACTAATTGTATTTCCTGAGGCATTTTCACCACCGGGCAACATACCACCTGTTAAACTTATTTCAGCTAGAGTAACATTATCATTATATTCAAACATCCAATACTTACCTTGTAACGGTATAGTTCTTGGTGTTTGAGTATCAATAAACTTATTAAAAGCATCTTCAATTTCTGGTTTAGCTTTTACTCTAATTTCATTTCGCTCTCTTGATATTTCTATAATTTCAAGACCTCTAATAAATACATTATTAGGATCAACTACAGGTGCTGCAGGAGGGGATATGTCTACGTCAGTATCTTTGCTTATAATAATAGGAGCTGAACCATCAGGTCCTTCGATAACAATATCATCTATATCATTATCATCTGCTATATCAGTGTTAAATGTATATATAAAATTTCGGAAACCACTTATTCTAATAGAGTAGTTACCGGTAGTTATATTAAACGTTTGTGTTAATATGGAAAAGGTGTCTACGTTTAGATATCCATTCTTATAAATAATACCCGGTATAAATTCTATATGTTGAATTACAGAACGTATTTCATTATTGTTGTCATCAAGTAAATCAATCTGTATTCTATCCCAGGGCTGAGGTTTGTGAATTAAATTAGCAGCCATACCAGCTACTTGAGTTATTTCTACACTACTTTGCAACCTATCACTAAATGGTGCTCTTGAGAAGACATCTATATTTATTTTTTCAAATCCTGCCATCTAGTCATCCTCTCTAGTATACTTTACAGTACGAACACCTAAATCAATTGGCTGAACAGGTGTCTCAAATTCTATCGTATTAGCATCAGCATCTGAACGACCGAATGAGTAAATCCCTTTATAAACTGTTTGTTTTTTCTTCCTTTTAAATTGAATATGACATGCAATTAAAAATGGTCCAGGCTTTCTCCAGAAGCTATATAACTTAGATTGATATCCTATTTCTTTTTCATCGACTAATAATGCAGATGGATTACCATCTGTAAAATCAGTTACATTAAATTCTGACAACATACTTCCACCACCATTTTTTAGGCGTTCATGAATTGTACCATCTTCACCAAACATATCTGGAAAATCATTCATCGCATCTTGATGCTTAAGTTTATCTGCATCTCCACCTATTCCAAAAAATCCATTATTCCATGGGTCATAAACTTTCTCTCCCCAATCATATTGAAATGCACCTTCATGTTTATCATTTGGATTGTGTTCTAATGTCATGTGAAATTCTGCACCTCTAAACTTACTTTTAGGAACATATTTATCACCATACCCGTCAAATTTAAATCTTATAAAGCACTGTCTTGCACCATATCTAGGATCTTTTTCAAACTGAACTATTCGCTCATTAGTTTCAGTTTCATAAGCATGATATCTACCTTGGTATGTTGATGAAAAATTATTAGGGTCAGATTGACCTCCTATTAAATCACCATCTTGATTATCTATAGCACCATATTTGACTTCTTTAGTAGTTACACCTGCTGAATTATGTGCTTCTACAGTTATTCTTCTAGGTACTAATATTACTCTCTCTAATTCACCTGAATTTACAGGTTGTATTATATCAACTGTTCTATCTACCAAATCAAGGTTTAGAAACCATCCTCTGTGGACTTCTTTACCATCTAGCTTCCATACAATATCTTTATCCGGTACCATTACAGCTTTAGGTTCACCATAAATGTCAGGTTCATAATGACTTATTACCTTTTGTGTGTAAAATATAGCAGGGTCACCTGAGTAAAACATATATGTAGGATCAAGTGCTGTTTCTTCTGGCCATCTATGTATTGAGTCATAAAAATCAGGAAATAAAGCTTGGTTCCCAGTATTAACATCTGTCCTACTTACTGCCCAATCTGTTATCAAGTTAGGATTTGGATCTTTGTTGATATCTACTATACCGCCCCATTTATATAAGCGAGACCAGTTTACAACAAACATATCTAAACTAACTGGTGGTCCAGATGGTAACTGTACAGGATTAGGTAAAAGTTCATATATATCATAACTACCTAATTCCCTAACATTTTGCTCATCATATAGAGCTAAGTCAATAGTACGGCCAATAATATTATTTTCAGGATTTTCATGATCTATATCAAAACCACCTTCACTTACATAGTTAATATCTTGACCACCTTCCATTACTTGACCTGTTTGACCTAGTACAAATAAAGAAGCAGCACCTGCAACTTCACCATAATTAATCTCTGGGATTTCTGGAACTTCAAATGGTGCTTGATATGAACCACTACTTGTTGGATCACCTGCTTGACCGGCTGAATTATTTGTATTACCTGCACCGTATACTGCCATACTACTTCACCACTTTAAATATTGTTTTAGATTTATAATATCTTGTTGCAACAACTGCTGTACCTGTATAGTGATTTACTTTTAACTCTACAGTATAATATCTTTCCGGAAATAGCCCATTCATATCTATATCAAAATAATTCTGTGCATTACCTGTTCGCCCTATATATGTATATATTGGATCATGGTTATGAACATATTCACCTGTTGCATTATCTATAATAGCATATGATGATGATTGCGGTAAGAATCGATTGTATGCATCTCCTACCCCACCTACTTGAGATCTTGCACCTCCTTTAATTGAGGTATCAACAAATATTCTTTCTACTGAATTTTGTCTGTACTCTGGTCGCAGTCTAGGCTGAACCTCTATCTCATCACCTACTGATACAACACTACCAGAAGTTGCTTGGAAAGCATGACTAGCATTGTCATATCTTACCTCTAATCTAGGAGGATAAATTGTATTGGTATTACTTGAATAATAAAATTGTGTTCCATAATCTGTAATATCTGTTTCCTGTGAACCACTTCTCATGACCCAAAGCGCGCCCTTAGGTAAGGTAGTTATTGCAGTGGTATTCCAAAATTCTACTATATCAGTTACATCCACTTCAATATCACCTTGAACATATTTAAAGGATGCGGAAGCTGCACCTGCTGTATCATAAAAGTCTCCACCTGGTGTGCTCCAAGCTGTTGCAAGATCGCTCTCTCCATTTCTATATGTCCATGATACACCATTGGTAGTTATTGGTAAGTTAGTTTTTCTACCTGTACCTCTTGTGAATGATGTACGTACAGCTCTCAGTGCAATATCGTATTCTGCGGCTGCATCTTGTTCTTCAGAAATAAATAGTTTAACAAAATATTTTATATTATTTTCTTCTGCTGTAAAGCCCTGATCTGCCATAGATGCAGATAATGTTTCAGTATCAAACTGTACAATTACTCTTGATCTTGCTAATGCGCCATACGATCCAGATACATCTTTAGATAGTTCTAATATCTCATCATTACCTGTATTCATACTAGCTGTAGCTTCATAAAGTGTTGCATCTTTAGTTGCGTATGTTGTCTTTATCATAATTACTCCTAGTACGTTGTTACTTTACCTTTAATATCTCTGGTAGGGAATTTAATTTCAAATACTGAAGGGTCTAAAGATGGATATATAACATCTTTATATGTTGCATCTTCAATATTATATCTATGCTCAGAGTAATCTCCTCCAACTAAATTAGTTATACTTACGTCAGTTACCGATTGTACTCCTTCAATATTTGCTATACATAAATATATATCTTTCATATATAAAGCACTAGAGAAACTTAAATTATCTATATTATATTTTTCAGATAGTGAATCTATACATCGTAATAATACCGCGTTCGAATTATGCCCTGGAAGGACTGTAATCTCAAAATCAATACCTATATTAACAATGTATCCATCTTTAATATTTATTGCATCTGTTATCATCCTATACTGTGATAAATATGTTCTTAAATTTTCTTTTGCAGCAGTTGGTAATGTTGTTAACTGTCTGTTGCTATTATACCCAAGTATATACATATTAACAGCAAGAGGATTAGATACAGAGACTTCAGCCGATGACATTTGTTCATCAGATGCTACAAAAGCTTTTTGAATAGTACCAAATCGTGATGGCATACTTAGAGCTCTTATCACATAATCTTCACGAGTTACCATTCTATTTTGAGTAGAATAAAATCCGAGTGCATTCTGTCGTACACTCTCTAAATCTTCTGCAGTACCACCTCCTGTTGCAGGCTCTGGATTTGTAACCGCAATAGAATTTAATACTGTTGTACGAGTACCACTAATTAATGTCTTTGTACGATCAAATACTACATCTTTACTTACTACTGTGTTTATAGCATTGGTAGGCACATTAGCTGTTAATCCATACCCTCCAACATATGTTACTGTTAATGTTGTATTAGCTGGAGCTTGACCATATGTACCTGTGTATAAAAAGTTAGATGGATCAAACGATTGATCTAAATTATTTACACCTCCAGGTAAATTAGAACCTACATTTTCTGGATTCGGAACTATGGTTTCATCTTGATTAGCAGAGACACCTGAACCGAATCTTAATTGTATTCTATCATCAGGTGTAACTCTTGTTATAAAACGTCTTTTAACTGTTTTTAATCGCAGTATATATGGCGAATCTTTTACACCAGCAGCACGTGTTGGATCATTAGCTATATCATTAACTGATTCATCAAATACTGTTGATTGAGCTAAAAATGGAACTTCAGTCCATGAATTTCCATCAGAATCAGTAATAGACTCTATACTTTGTACTCTATCCGCATTTATAATAAATGATGGATACTCTTGAGCGGCTCCAACAGATATAGTAGTTATCCTTCTATCACCACTCAAAGCATTTACGTGTTTAGTAAATACATAAAACTCAGGTCTTCCTGTAGATGTGTTTGACGAGTACACTGCAATATTAGTAGGATCAGCTGAACTAGAAAAACCAAAATTAACAACCTCATTGGTATGATACTTTGTACCATTTGCAGATGAAACTGTCATACCCTTACTTATTACAGGTGTATAATCAAAATCTGGCTTTATATTATCTCCCGTACCTATAGCAGGTACAAGACATTGAACATCCAATTTAACTGTTGCTGGAGATGCTACCTTAGGTTTATATCCAAACGCTTGAGCTATTGAGTATATGTTTTTCTTTTCCGATGCTTTCAACAGCATTGTTTCTTTCATAGCATAATCTGTATAGTATGATAATACATCACCAACATATGCTGCCATCTCTATAAACATTGTTGAAGGAGATGATTCAGAAAAATCCTTTACAGTTGAAGGAAAATAAGTTTTAGCAAATTCTACCAAGTTGTTCTTAAAACCAGAAAAATCTTTGTGAGTGTATCTTATATCTCGTACGTTATTTGTTGTCTTATATGCCATTATTTTTCCACTGTTAAATTTAAAATTGCAGGTGAAGGCCATCCATCTACATCATAATCTACCTCTACGGTTATCTTACTATTATCTTGATCTTCAGTTACAGTTACTACCTGTATATTTACAAATGGCATCCATTGCTGAACTGCTGCTTCTATAGTCTGTTTAGCAGCTTGTGTCAAGTCATCTTCATTTATTGGTTCAAATAAAAGAAAGAATAAATCACTCCCGTATGTAGGGTGCATTGGACGCTCACCTTTCATAGTTAATATTAAATTACGTAAGTTATCATGTATTTGTGTAGCTGTAGTAAAATTTTCATTAGGCGAACCTATCACTAAAGGAAACCCAATACCTACAGGTACGTTTTCATTGTAGTCATTAGGGTATATTTTAGGTACAAGTTTTGCCATTTTTATTTCTTAAATCGTTTTACTAAATCACTGTAATCTCGTGTTAATGCTTTTGTTACTGAAGGATCTACTTTAGAAGCATCTACAACCCTCCCACTATGTCCTTCAAACGCGTTAGGCTTGTGTATTCCAGCTTGCATTGATGCAAAACCTGCTCTTGCGTCAGATGCATCAAACGACTGTACAGTTCTATAATTTTCTGTTTCGGTTTCAGATAATGCTTCTGTTAATGACATTGGTTTGTTAGATTTTGGTTTAGCTGATTGTGACTCTCTTTGTATATTTTTAGAATTTTGTTCTGTTAATATACTGCGCACTTCTTTTTGCACTTCTTCACGTACAATTTTTCTAATCACCTTTGCCAGCTTAGTTGTGTTCATATTTTTATTCTCCGTATTTCTGGTATATATAATAAATATACAGTTATGCTATTTTTGCTTTAAAGCATCTATATTTGTTTTAAGTTGTTGTATTTGTGTTACTATAGAAGATGTATTACTAAACCCGGTCGCATATTCAGCAATATTATTACTAACAGTTGACATTCCAGGTAACCCTAATACTGTTACAGGGAACGTTTGAATCATATTAGTTTGAGCCATATTTTTAACTTCAGTAGCCAAACTACTGACTTGACCTATTAAATCAGTTAGAGTATCTAAAACAGTATCTACATCATGTTGCCAATTTGGTGTACATAATGCAATTGTCTCTTTAGAAGCTAAAATAATATCTGAAGTCTTGCTCCCTAAAACAATTCTATCACCAAAAATTATTACTTGACCATTATCAAATGTATCTCGACTTTGCTGCAATTCAGGTGGTAGATCTACTGGTAGTGGTATCTGTATATGTTGATCTGATGTTAACCATATGCCAGAATAATCAGATTCAAAATGTTCAACAGGTAAGTAACCATTACGTAAAATAGTTATTGGAGACGATACATCATCAGGGCTATTTGACCATGGTGTATTAAGTGCAGAATTTGATCCTGTAAATCTTAAACTCTGACCAAATCTACCCTGTATTACCACATCACCTTCATACAGATCTAACGACCGTATCTCGTAAGCGAATGATTTAAAATACTCACCTCCATAAAGTATCGGATCATCTTCACCACCAGCTTTTGAAAATACTCTGTTAGTAGAAATAGGTAAATGATTTAACATACCTCGGTTAGGAACAATACCGGTATAATACCATTCACCTGTTACACCATCTTTAACACAATGTATTTTTTCGTTAGGTAGTGGTATTGTAAAATGGTGAGGACTTAAAGGATGTACAGTTGTAGTTTCTAGCTTATGTTGATCAGTCATAATATCAGCTAGTATATCACCAATACCTCTATAATCCTCTTCATTTCCAGCTAACACTTCAATAACAGTACCCATTGCTGTGTCAGTGTTAGAGTAACTCTTCTGCCTGTCAGTAGATGTCATTTTACCAATACTTATCTCTGGAAACTCTTCTGAATCTGTATACTTTGACATTATTTTGAAACTCCAACGCGACCAACCTCTGCAATTAGTTGTTCTTTTTCTGCATCTGTTAACATTAAACCACCCTCACTATTACCTGTACGTAGATGAGCTTTTTGAACTATAGCTGCCATTTTAATTAATGCTTCATCATTTTTAACAGCTATTTCCATATAATCCTTAATTAAAGGTACTATTATAACAGCATCACCTATATTTTTAATCATAGGCTTTAACTCTGTTATAAGTATTTGTATTTGAGTCTCTTTACGCGTTGAATTAGTGTATATATCTTTCAACAAGCTTTCAAAAGTTTTACCCTCAAATATTTCATCTTGATTTTCCTCACTCATACTACTCTCCGTACTTATAAATATAAAGAACAAAAAAAAAGGACTGATTTCTCAGCCCCGTCTAATATGACTTATTCCGATATTTATATATCTTTATATATGATCCATAACCTTTTATATTCTTGTTTCAATATATTTACTACCCGGGTTATGTATTGAGTTTTTACATTTACCATCTCACGTACCATTATATAAAGTGCTTTCTTATTATAAGTTTCTATATTCTCACACTTTTTAAATATTTCTAATACTGCATATGCAATAGGTATATCTCGTTTATACTTTATAACTGTATCAATATTTTCTTCTACATGCTCTATAAATAAGCGATAAAAATCTTGAACTGCAGTCTGATGATCATTTCGTACTAGCTCATTTACTACATTACGCTGATTATCAATATCCATTACAGGTGCTTTACCTTTCTTACGATTATAGTGTTTATAATTATTCTGTATCAGATAATTTTTTGCTACTATACTGAAGTAGGAAAATGCTTTACCTTTATCTTGCGTATATTTTGGTAATTTTTCTAATAAAAATGCTATTACTTCATGCTGTACATCTTTAGTAGCTGAATCAAAATGATAGAACTTATATCTATGTATTAAATTTTCTGCCATTTTAAATAATGGTCTGTGTATATACTCATTAAATACCTTATTACGTAGAGAATGACTACCTTCACTATTGTAAGCAATAATTGCATCTTCAGTATCTTGGGTAAAGTAAAGCTTATTTTTTCTAGGTCTACCTCGCTTTGGTTTAGACTCCATACTAGCACTGTGCGCAGCTTCTACTTTTTTTATTTCTATACCTTCATAAAATAATACTACAGGGCTACTTTCCATCTACTTCTTCTCCAATATACTTATTACGAAGCATATCTATCTCTTGTTTTAATGATTTAAATACATGACCTACCTCATCATCAGATTGGAAAGATCCTTTACTATCAATAACTTTTATATCATTGTATGTTTGCTCGATAGCAGTTAACACATCTGCTAAAGTTAGTGATACATCTGTTAACTCAGTATCTAACTTTTCAACTTTAACAAGTAAGTTTGCACAAGCAAAGCACGCGCATATGAAAAGTAAACTTAATATAATTATAAACCAGATCATTACTTTGTATCTCCAAACAGATTTTTAAACAAGTCTTGAGCTGAATCATTAGCACCACTAACCGTTTTGCTGTTATAAGCTTTACGCGCTACCTTTTTAGATTCTTTAACCGATGTAGTATTACTACCCTTCCACGTCTCGTATTCTATCTGAGATGCCATATGATCAGCATGGTGGAGAACAATAGGTAGATTAACTCTCATTCTAGATTCAGGTCTAAACGCTATAAAGTATGGTTTATTAGAATCGTCATATAATCCATCATGTAATTTAATTCCCATCATCTCATTTTGAGTAAATTTAATATCAAACTGTTGTAATAATAATAGAGATCTATCTGGTATAGACATAAATGGTATATCGGGATTTATTTCATATATCTTACCTTGATTTTTTCTATGCCAGTCTGAAGGATTAGGTCTATACATTTCTAGTTCTTTTGTACCTACTTTACCTAAATCATGATTAAGAGCAGCAAATATTAATTCTTCACGTGTATATCCACTACACTCTGACCCTAATGAAGTCCACATAGTGTGATTAGCATCTGCGATTTTAATAACCCTGAGTACGTGATCTACATATCCACCTGCAAAGCAATTATGGTAATGCTCAAAACTTGATGCAGGCATTAACATCATCCTCTCTTCAAAGTATGTGTACATCTCTATTAACTTATCTTTACGTTCACCTGTAAACTCTGTATCTATTACTACCATTAACTCTTGCCAGTTACTAGCTATCTGTGTTTCATCTAAGTGCATATGTTTCCTCTATTTCGTTTTCTACTTTATTCCAATATCTTACTGTACGTGGATTATTAATACCTCTAGGACCACCATTCCAATTCCGCGCGATCTTTTCAGGACTTGAATCTTTATGGTGAAAGTTTTTCCAAACATAAAACATTTCAACTGACTTACCACGACTCCAGCGATCTTGTAATGTAAATCTCTTATCCTGTTCGCGTATCCTTAATATACGATTTACCTCTCTCAACATAATAGGACGTATCTGTAAACAACCTACAGCTTGCTCTGAAGCACAATATGCTGAGCTATCACCTTCGCTTTCAACTTGTATCATAGCATTAATTAAATCTTCTTCTACAATCTTTGAACGCTTTTCAATAGTATCAGATATTCTTTTTTCTAATATAATTTTTTCATGATGTAAACTATCTAACTGCTGCAAGCATTTAATATGAGTAATTAATGCTTGGTTCTCAGCTTCCAACTCTTGTATAGCTTCATTAGTTCGTGTTGTATATATTAATATTACACTGGCAATAGTAAATACTACAATATAAAATAATAACTTACCTCTGTCTGTATTGTATGTATGCATGTTAATCGTTTAAAAGTTCTTTATTTAATAGCGTTGAATCATTATAGTATGTTTCTAATGTATCAAGTTTATCTCTACCTGCCGTTACATTATCTAAAGCTTTCATTGCTTCTTCTAGAAAATGCTTAGATGTATGTTCACCAATTGCTGTCGCTTTAGTAAAACACATATCTAAAGTTAGTAGACCTTCATTAATTTCAGCTTCACACTCACTCTTAAGTGCTTTGTATAATCGTTCTTTATGAGTCATATCTTCTCCTATTTTATTATTTATTACAATATAAGAAAAATATTTCAATACTACAACTATTTTACAAGTTTTTGCTGCTTTTTTATTTCTGAGGTAATTCGCTTAATATCTTTTTTGTACTTAGCTGACTTTAATTGCTTTTTTAGCTTATGGATTGAAGCAAGTGCATTAGCTCTTATTCGCTGCTTCTCTAATTTTGTCACTCTTGGTTTAGGTGGTTTAATTTTTATACGTGTAGGCTTTATGGTACCTTTCAATGTAGGCTGCTCCTTACCTCTATGATATACATTACCATCTTTATCAACAAACTCTTTCATAAAAGCCCAACCTCTAGGCTTACCGGTAGGTTTATAACCTGTTTTCATTTCAAATGGAAATTGCTTATTATAAGACTCTCTAACACATAAATGACAAGTTACTGCTGTAGCTGTTTCACTAACCTGGGTCATCTGACCACACACTTTGCATTCCATGTATCGTATACCATTTATAACCTCAGTATAGTAATCTACTTTCTCTTTCTTTGCTTTCATATATTATATATATATAGTAAAAATAAAAACCTGTATTAATCACTCATGTTGTTCATATCAAACACATAGCTATGTACCTTGACACCATCGTGAGTTTTTATTCGATGCTCATATGAGCAGTTATTATTATGTGTTTTAATTATTCTATCTCTAAACATATCGAGTGCTTTTAAATTAGAAGAGCTTATTGCAATAAACCCATCAAGCATTTCAACTTTTGTTTCAGGTTCATTTCGATACATATCATCTGGATGTAGTTTGCTACCGCCTATTGCTTTATAAACATACTGATCGAGTTTTTCATCTGTAATAGATGCTAACCACTTATAAAATATTTCAGGCTTTTTATATAGTGCCTTATCAGCATTATTGAGCATGTTCCAAAGCACGTGAGGGTTAGTATCAAATTTATTGACCATTGTTTCAAAACGATCTAAATCACTTGACGATAGAGATTGTATATAGTTAATTAGATACTCTACACGGTTAACATCTTTTGTATCATTCAACTCTTCATCATCTAAAGATATATTTCCGTTTAATATATCAGAAACCTTTTCCATCATACCTCTAATAGCCTTGGTATCAAATCCATTGACAAACATATCATAGTCTTCTTGAGAGTAATCAAAAAGATTTAGTTTAGAGTTACCAGCTAAGATATCATCAATATCTAATCTAAAATTATCATCAATATTTTCTTTCTTGTTGTATCCCATATCTTATTATAAATATCTATTTACCTTTTAAAATACTCTGAATATTTAGATGATTCTTATAAATTTTATTTACTTCTTTTAAGTCTTCTTTATCAATTTGATTACTAGATAACACCTTATGCTTAATATCAAACACTCTCTTCTTATCTCGAACATATTCAGACTCTGAAAAGTTATTATAACCTTTACTGTTCTTTATGTTATCCTTTATCAGAGATACTACGGACTCGAATTTATGAATATGGTCGCGCACTTTAATTAGATCTTCTACAGGTGAGAATGCTGCTAGAATATTCTCTATAGAACTAGCTGCTTCAGGATTACGCTCTCCAAGATCACGTAAAGCATCTGCATGCTCCTGCTTCTTTAACAACTCATCAGCTAAATATGTCAACCTCTTCTTCTTGTCCATAGTATCCCCTAATAATCTTTTATATTATATATCAATAATTAACTAAGTATATTTTTATTAATACTATTTTTTAATTACTATTATTATATAATATATTTAATATAATAAAAATTTACCAGAAAGGCAACTTATCTGACAAAAGGTTGAGATGCATGCATATTAGTTCTACCCATACGTACACCTACATTGTAAGCGTGCTGTGCTTCTTTAAGAGTCTCAATAAGTTTATTTGTCTCTGAAAAGGTTAACTGATGGTTAGAATTACCAATCCATAAATTACCAATAACCGGTCCATTAGCCTCCCCTACAGGTTCTTTATCCCAGTCATGCTCAAATGTTATAGAGCCCCATACTTTACCATAGCGTTGTGGATTAAACTTTCTTTTTGAATTAAAACTTGTTTTGTGTTTTTGCTTTCTATCGTAAGCCATTTTGAATTTAGCAGTTAAGCTGCAAGCTATTTATATTGTCTACTCTATTAGGTTTTCGACTTCCCCTGTCCTTTATGTTTATCTTTCCTAGTGTACTTCTTCTTGTTACGGTATACGTTAGGACGCATCGCATCATAAATATCCTTTATTGTTACCTTAACCTTTTTCATATAATTAAAACTGTATCATATCACGAAGTACAGCACACTTCTCATATTCCTCTCGCTCAATATAATGCTCTATCATTTTATTAAGTACGCTACGCTGCTTCTTTAACACGCCAGGTACTGCTACCTCTATACCTTCATCATGAATTAAATCATATAGATCATCAATTAATGAACCAATAAGATTATCAGTTAATTTCTCTAACTCTTCTAGAGTCACTCTACGACCATTAATGTACATATTTATTTATTTTTTTAATTAACTCTTCATCTGTAACACCACTCTGAAATAATACTACAATCTCTTCTGACTCGTTATCAGTTGTAATAATAGCATCTGGTGAGTCTAGATATGAACGTACCGCATCAATACCACCTTCCTTAAATCTTATCTTTACCAGATCTAAATTTATCCAACGTTTATGAAACCCCACTATACACTTTCTCCTTGTAATTTAAACACCTCAATAATATCTCGTATCTGCCTACGCTGAGCTCCGTCAATCATCTCTTCATTAAATCTATTATCAACCGTACGCAAAGCTCTATCTATATCATAATCTACCCAACTCATAGCTTCCTGCAAAGCTTGATCAAACGCCTCTCTAGTAAAAAGTATACCCGGTCTAGCAGCTCGAGTACCTAGTTTAACTTTTCTAGCTGGCTCTTTACTACTACCTCTATACAACATAGAACCGAACCCGGTACGACCTTTACCCTCGAGACGCTTTAAATACTTTTTAGTATCATCATTCTTTATTACCTCTACCTCTGAGTAAGTAGTCTTACCAGTTATAACAGTACGTACAACATTCATCTCAACAGAAGAACATTCAACGCACTCTTTAGTACCCGGCAAGGCCTTAAGCCTCGCCTCAGGTATAGCTTCTAAACATCTTCTACACTTTTGCATAGCTAGTATTATCTTTATTATAATTATTAGTAAAACCTACCATCTCAGCATCAACAGCAGGTACAAGACCATCGTCAAATAACTCTGCATATGTCTCATGCAGTTGCCAGTTCTCCATACACTCTAGATCTCTATCGAAATCATCTTGCACATCTTGAATAGTAAACCCACCACCGTAACCGGTAACAGTAGTACCTTTAGAAAGATCTTGCATTACTTGATTAGCATTAGACCAATCTGAATCAGTAAAGAGCATCCCTTCTTGATCTTCTTCTAGATAACTAATGAAATCCACCTCTGCTAATTTGAATGCATTATCCCAAGCAGATTGAATATTTAATTTTAATACTTCTGCGACTACATCATTATGATCATACATTTCTTTTGAATGAGGTTTAGTAATTTCGATTCCGTACTTAAATTGAGGAGTTTTTTTAGCTTTTGTCATTTTGTTTATTTTTTAATTATTATTTCTTATTTCTTATTATACTTAAATATACGAACTATATATCGTAAAAGCAACTTTTTTTACTATTATTTTAATCGTTATGTCTCCATTTTTTGACCTCACGTTCACCATACTTATTATCAAAGATTATTTCAATAGCTGAAGCCATATTATTAAATTCGCTATACTCATCCCATGTTATGAGGTCATCCATATTTGCACAAGCCATATTCCATTCTGTGTCTAGTAATCGTCTGTAAAGTTTTCTGTCGTTGTTCATATTTAGGTTTTAATTATCTCTCTTTATATAATAAAGATACGAACAATACTTCGTTAAAGCAACTTTTTACCCGGTTATTTTCAAAAAAGTTTGCAGAGGGCAGGTGATGAAGTGAGCGCAGCGAACGATGCCCCGAGAATGCCACGAGAAAAAATCCTACTGTCTATTGGTTGGTCTATGGTGTTAAGTGGTCGCCTATATATGTGCTTAGCTCTGTCTGTGAGGGATAAGCTAACCTAGCTTTACACGTATCACACTCCCAGCGATAATCTTTATCTTGTGGACATCTTCGAATGTGTTGTTGTGTATGGCTGCATTTGCTTTGTATATTGGTTAGTTCTGCTTTCAATTGTTTGCGTTGTGTTTGTATATCGTCTGCTCTTGACATTACTTGATCTCTCTAGCATGTTACGGGGACGCCTATCTCCTGAAATCCTCTACTAGATTTCTTATCTGGCCATTGCACTGACCTATCTGATGTTACTGCACGTTCTACGTATGTGCATGTCTCACCTGCTTTAAAACCTTTCTCTTGGAGTAGAGGTAATGTGGCCTCTAAACACCAGGCATACACTGTATGGTCTGGATACGTAGTTACTACATATCCCCAGCGTGTTTCCCATAACGATCTGAATACACCTTCCCTGCGATGATCTGGATGAACCCATGCATCTAAGAATTTTATCCGTTTGTTCGGTTCTTGTTGCATGAAAATGTGACCTACGGTCTGGCCATCTACGATAGCCAACCAACCTTCTAGGCCCTGTGCATGGGTACGGAAAGGTGTTATTGTGTGCATTAAACGTCTCCTGAGTGAGTTAAGAGAGCTCGTGTAGCTCTCATGTATATACATATCATGTGTCTCATTAAACAATGGGGCTATAGCATAAAAAAGTTGCCTCAATAGACACGTCACTTACCCCCCACCCAACAATCCCAACCCCCTATGATTTACCGTAAATGTTCCGTATACGCGAAGACCTCACATCTCTGCGAGGCCCTCTAGCACACACACTATGCTATGTTTTTAATTGTTATCTGTATCTTCTACATTGAATAGATCATCTGTATCGGCATCCGTAGGGATATACTTCTGAACTAATTGCTTGACAAACGTTCTTTCACTATCTAGACCTCCGGCGTTGTCATACTGTGGGTATATAAGTACCATAGCAGACTCCTCTAATGTGAAGCCATCATATATAAGTCCTGCCATCTCAACTGATGCACGTGTGCTTATATGTGTACTAATACGAGGTGCTTCTGTTCCCATCTCCGTACGTGTATCGGCAACTATACCAGCGATGGCATCTATTGACTCTGTATCTAGATTAGGATAAAGGTATCGCAAAAGCTCAGCTTCCTCGGTCTTATCTAATACATCCATCTCTACTATTATGAATCTATCTACCAGCGCTCTATCCATCACTCTAGTGGCCGTATACTCGTTTCCTATATTCGCAGTAGCAATGAAGGTCACCCCTTTTGCAACTTTTATCGTAGGAGCACCTTCTGCTTCATCTAAGCGTAAGTACCTTTGCCCTTCGTCTAACACAGTCATTAGTATGTTGTGTGCCTCAGGATGGGCTCTTGATAGTTCATCTAATAAGATCACGGCATCCTCAGTCTGGATAGCCTTAACAAACAGCGCTTCTGAGAACACTGTTCCATCTTCTTTATTGAAATGAGTATTACCTATAAGGGTAGCTCTCGGATCTTGAGTAGCTCCTAAATTGAAATAGAAGTCCGGTCTATCTAATGCGTTAACAACGCTCTTAGCAGCCATTGTTTTTCCGCAACCAGCAGGACCAGTCATCATAATATTTTTGCCTCGCATGGTACAACGCATCAAGTACTTCCACTTGATATCAGCCATCTTCATAACCTCAGGTCTCAACTCAGGAGACTTCTGAATGAATGACATTAGTTCAGCTTGCTCCGATGGAACATCCTCCGGTACGTTCTCTTTCTCAACCAAGCGATTGAAAGTAGGCTCATTTATTTTAGTCCACTTACCATCTACTAGTACAAAGCTCATACCATCATCGAATGCTTTCTGAGCAGTATTCTTCCATAACGTAGGATAATCCTTACCTGCTGCATTGAACGGGATATTATTTCCTTTTGAATCTTGAGCTTTTAAGGAGCCTTCAACCTGTAAAATTCTAACTAACATATTGTGTGTGTTTAATTAATTAATATACTTAAATATACGAACTTTAATCCAATAAAGCAACTGTTCCTGCAGTTATTTTCCCTTTATTTTCTCTTTTTCGTCTCATCTTATACTTAAATATAAGAACTTTTT